TGACTCAGACCAGGCTAAGGCTTGGGTCATCGAATATCTAAAAGAGTTTTATAAATCAGACAAGGAGTTAATAAAAAATGCCAACAGAATTAATCCTCATTCTTGCCGCACTTGTGGCTGGAGTTCTCGTATATTACTACTGGGCGGGAATCTCCCAGAAGGAATCGAAGAACGAAACATTGCCAAAATCCGAACGCTTGCCTCCTCCAGTGCCCGTGCCGAATCCGAAGACGGGGAAGCCGAAGAAGGCAGCGCCAAAGAAGAAGTCAAGCAAGTAATCTCCATTCAGGAGCGAGTGGCCAATCGGGCTAGTGAATTGATTGCCGATATCGAAGTCCATCTGGACAACTACTATCGTAACGGCACTCAATTCAAAGCCTCTGATTGGCTCTCTCAAAATGATGTAAAGCCGCAGATTGCACAACGAATTGCGGACTATTACAAGCCGCTTTACTCAGAAGCATTCGATGCCCTGCAAGGCAAAGATGCACAACTGAAAGAAGGATATTCACACTGGACTAAGCCGAAACTCAAGGCTTATATTGAGTTCATCAAGTCTATCATCTCAGCGGCTGAAACTCGTTCAGTCATCGCAAAGGCTATTCGTAAGCCACGCAAGAAGAAGGAAAAGCCTGCTTCTGTTCTTGTGGCCAAACTCAAGTACAAAGAGAAGGATGAAACCTACAATGTCGTTTCAGTCGATCCAAAGCAGATCATTGGATGCAATCAACTTTGGGTGTTCAATACCAAATATCGAACTATGGCTGTTTACAATGCTATGGGCCCTGCTGGGTTGGGTATCAAGGGTTGCACCGTAACTGGCTATGATGAGAAAACATCCATTGTGAAGAAACTGCGAAAGCCGACTGAACAAGTGAACAAGTTGCTTGATGGTGGAAAGGTCGTTCTTCGCAAGTTCATGGATGAAATCAAGTGCAAGTCGAAGGAAGCGAACGGTCGCATAAATAGTGATGTCGTGCTTCTAAGGATTATCAAATGACAAACGTATTCAAGTTTCCCGAACACAAAATCGTCAGAGAAGTTCCAGTAAATCTGGAAGAAGTAGAGAAGCAAAAGGAAAAGGGCAAGCAAAAGTATGCTGACGGAATCGTTGGCGAGGTTGCAACTGGACTTATTGCTGAACTGGAAAACTATGGAGTGGAAATCGAAGATGATGATGGAAGTATGAGCAAAGATTTTATTTTCTTGACAGACGTTCTGAAAAGTGTTATATATCGTAACATGGGTCTAAAGCATTCACTCCACAACTTTGTCGATGACAATGTGGAAATCTTTACCAACGAAAAAGAATACAAAGAATACCTAGAAAAAGCAGAAGTAGAAACTAACGACAACTAATAGGTGTAATGTGATTTTGATTGACCTGAATCAGGTCCTGATTTCTAATTTGATGCAACAAATCGGTTCAAATCCCAAAGTCAAATTGGAAGAAGATTTGATTCGTCATATGGTACTAAACTCTCTTCGGTCATATGCACGGCAGTTCAAGCAGAAGTATGGCGATATCGTCATCTGCTGCGATAGCAAGAAGTATTGGCGCCGTGATGTGTTTCCGTTCTACAAGTCCAATCGAAAGAAGGATCGTGAAAAGTCCGAGTTCGATTGGAATCTCATCTTTGATACTCTCGGCAAGATTAGAAACGAACTGAAAGAAAACTTTCCGTATCGTGTACTGGAAGTTGAGGGCGCAGAAGCGGACGACATTATTGCTGTCCTGTCGGCCAGAACCTCGCCGAACGAGGAGGTACTTATTCTGTCCTCTGACAAAGATTTCGTCCAGCTCCAGAAGTACAGCAACGTAATCCAGTATTCTCCCATTCTCAAGCGGTATGTTGAGGCTCAGGATCCTCACCTGTACGTGAAGGAGCATATTATTCGTGGCGACCGCGGCGACGGCATTCCAAACTTTCTGTCTGCTGACAATACCTTTGCCCTTGGAGAACGCCAGAAAGTCATAAATACTAAGAAGCTGGCCGAGTGGCTGCGTAAGACTCCAGAAGAGTTCTGTATCAACGACAATATGCTTCGCGGATACAAGCGCAATCAAATGCTGGTTGACCTGGATTATATTCCAGAGACAATCAAGCAGCAGATTGTTGAGGCTTACGAAAACACCAAGCCAAGCACTCGCCAGAAGATGTTCAACTATTTCATCGAAAAGCGGTTGAGCAATCTAATGGAAGTCATTGACGAATTTTGAGGAAAATATGATTAAGAATATTCATGAAGTGTTTGAAGAACTAGAAGCTGCGCCGCATAAGGATGCAGCCAAGGCGATACTATATTACAATATAACTCCAGGTCTCAGAGGCGTCCTAAGGGCCAACTTTCATCCTGGAATCAAGTTCGTCATAGATGAGGTGCCGCCTTATCGTGAGAATAATGCGCCTATTGGATTGGGTGATACTTCCATTCACAAGGAAATCAACCGTGTCTATATCTTTGAGCAGAACAATCCAAGGGTTGATCCCAATCTGACGCTGGAAAGAAAGAAGATAGTCCTTACTCAGATTCTGGAAGGACTAGAGGCTAAAGAAGCTAAGATTTTTGCTGATATGCTACTGAAACGTATCAAGGTAAAACATCTCAACAAGAAGTTGATTGAAGAAGTTTTCCCAGATATATTTTCGTATTGATGGAGTGCCTTACATCATGGTCAATCTAACGAAGGAACGATCATGTCTAAGAAATCGAAACTTGCAAAACTACTGTCTACAAAAGAACATTACGAATATGAAACAACGGTTGAGGATTGCCAGAGATGGTTCAATATCCTCAACCGCGAACTATTCAACGAATCCCTCCCACAAGTTGATGAAATCGATATACGCTGGCGTCGAGGCGCTCATGCGTGGTACGATTATGACCAGACCAATCCTGGCGCTGGTACGTGTAAGTTGCTCATGAACAAGCGATACAAATCAAAACAGTTTTTCGTTGAAGTGTTGGCCCACGAAATGGTTCATCACTATCAATACATCTATAACGAGGAAGTTGGTCACGGATCCTCGTTTCTAAAATGGCGTGACAAGTTTAACAAGAAAGGTTTGAATTTATCAAAGGCGTATTGACATGAAGTACAAAAAGAATTACTATGGCACTCATGAAGATTATGATGATGAAGAATATGCAGAACTGAGAGCGGGGCAAAAAAGACGCCCGATTCGCAATTGGACCAGAGCCTATACTCAGAACCAAGACGAGGCCGAGGTTATAGACGATTTTTATAGTAACCGCAAGAGTTACAGATGACGTAGCGTAAGCAGGTATGTGGCCAAAGCATACCTGCTATGCATTTATAACTATTGAATTTTTGGGTGGTAGGTCTTATATCTAGTCCATCAGACAATCAATGGAGACTTTCCTAATGGCTATCGCTTGGACTAAACAGCACAACGGCTTTGAGGGCACCCAGACCGACTGGGCTGGCTATGTGCTTGAAAAGATTGTAGATAACAGCTATCGGATCATGTCCGACGTATGGGGTACGGCTGACTTTGCCCTTGTCTGGGACGAAAAGATCAATGGTCCCAAGCAGATACTAGTCAATGTGTATGACATGAATCCTGAGGGCTGGCACCCTGTCCAGATCACGGTGGATGCTACTCCTGAGATCCGCGAAAAGCACAAGCAATGGTTGATCAACCGCGAGTATAATCGCCTGCTTGGTAGCGCGGAGATTGCAGTTCGCCAGATTGAGAAGGGCACTATCGCAAAGGTTGTACGCGGTCGGAACGGCAAGGGTACTATCGGGAAGGTTGTAGTCATGATGGATGCAGCCTACGGGATGGGCTGGCAGTCTCGGATTGAGAAGAAGCTGGCAATTGCTACCTCTGACGTTAAGGTAAAGAAGCCCTTACGTTCAGGTAAGGTTGTCGAAGTCTACCAGGACGTGGTCTGGGTCTGGCAGCGCAACTGTGAACGGGTTGACGTGGCCAAGATTGACAAGGATGCTCTCCTCCAGACGGCTCAGGAGCGGGTGGTACGTAGCCTCGCGGCTTGAGCCTACCCACTCCAGCCCGTTCCTACCGCATCCTAGAGAGTCCCAACAAAATCAATCACTTAGCCGAACCCAATACAATCAATGACTTAGCCATGCGGTGGATGCATAGCAGGTATGACAACTCCGTTATTGAATCCGACGGGTACCATCACTATATTATGTATGTAAGAGAGAGATGGAAATGACCGATACCGACCGACTGATTAGTGAGTTTTTTGCGCGTGGTGGTTGTATCAACGTTCTCAAGTCCAGACTGCCCAAGTATCGCCCGCGCAAGTATATGCCTGTCGCTTCTAAGCGGCAGACCTACAGCCAGACTCCAGATCGACCGGCTGGCTATCGTAGTGTGGACTTTGAGCGGGTTGGCAATAACGCCAGCGGCTACAATACCAAGTATATCATGAACAAGGAGATTGCATAATGTCCAAGCGTACCAAGCGCGGCCTCGCTGAAAAGGCTCGTATTCACGAAATCCTGTACAAGCATCCTAATGCCAACATCCGCATCGCGGCCGACTTTCTGGCCGATGCCTTGTTCCAGGCCCGCAAGGGTGATGTTTCCGAGTTTATGACCGCCCTTTCTCTGGCTCAGATGTTTGCTGAGAAAGTCAACTTTAACAATCCCTCGGAGAACCTTCGCTAATGAGCGCCTATAAGGACTTCCTCATCGGCGTGGAAGAGTTGGTCTGGTCAGCCCTGGAGAAGGGCATGACCGACGAAGAAAATGTCTACTCCTACGTGTATATGCACGATAAACGTGTAGATAGGTATACTGTTAAAAATCTGCTTGACAGTATGCTCAATTCCGACTATGATATGCAGGTAAACTAAACAAACACAGGAAAACACACACATGACTAAGAATGCTGCCCACTTTGTTGCCCTTGCTTTTCTCAAGTCCAAGGGTACTGCAACTCCCGCTGAAATCAACGCCCACGTTGGTAAGGGTAACTATGCGTCCAAGTATATCTGCTATCTCAAGCTTGAGGGCTATGAGATTGAAGCCGTCAAGAACGGCAAGACCGTTGTAGAGTACAAGTACATCTCGGACGGTGACTCGGCCACTCGCAACTATCAGTGGGTGCCGCCGGCTCAGCGCAACGGTACCGCTGCTCCTAAGCAGAAGAAGACTAAGGCTGCGGCGAAGCCGAAGGCGTCTAAGCCCGTCAAGGTGCGTCAGTCCAAACAGACTGCATCTGCGGCCGTCAAGAAGGCTGCTCGGAACGTTCTCAAGGACGCGGCCGACAAGCAGGCCGATGCTTTGCTGGCTGAACTCAACATGAAGAACGCTGGTGAGTATGCTGGTGGTACCTACTCTGTTGATCCCGATTGGGACAGCATGGACGGCATCGATGTGGCTAACTTCCTCAAGTAAGGAGATGTAAGTGTTTAAAGACAGAATGGAAGATAGCGCCGCAATGCTCGGCGCTATTCTTGGTACACTGTTGATTGTAGCCATCGCACCACTAATCTATATGTGGGCATGGAATCAGTTGTTCGGTACATTCCTGACGATTGAGTATACATTCTGGAACTGGTTGGCGGCTCTTGTTCTGACTGGTGGCGCGACTTACCGAAAGATAAAGTGATGTTTAGACGCCAACTCATGGCAGGGTTGACAGTCCTGCCATTTTTTGCTATTGTTGCTAATGCTGCGGCAAAAAATCATGCTGTCTGGAAAGTGCCGCCTGGCGTAAGAAAGATCCGTGTTCGCTCATGGAGTCCAGACGGCGAACCTGATATTGATCGGACACTGAACGTCGAACCTGGCGAAGTGTTCCGCATCGACGCAATTGAGGATTAAATGAACATATTCGCAATCGATAAAGATCCAATCCAGTCTGCAATGTGGATGGTGGACAAGCATGTAGTCAAGATGATCCTTGAGACCGCACAACTTTTGTCCACCGCTCATCGCATTCTAGACGGTAAAGAATTTATAGAACTTAAAAACAACCGCAGAGTTAAACGCTGGCGCTTGCCCGATGAGCGTGAAGTGTATTTGTATTCGGCCACTCATGTAAATCATCCTTCGGCCGTGTGGTGTCGTGCGAACAATAACAACTACAACTGGCTGTATTGCCACTTCTTAGGTTTGCTGGCCGAATACACACATCGTTATGGTAAAACTCATAAGTGTGATAGCATGAGTGAATGGCTCATGCGACCTCCATACAGCATTGCTATTGGTCATCTGACGCCTGTAACGCCAGCGATGCCTGATGAGTACAAGGTACCGCATGACTCCGTATCGTCTTATCGCAACTATTATCGTGTGGCCAAGGCGCGTATGCACAAATGGACAAAGCGTGAGATACCAGAATGGATCACACAATCATAGGAGATACTAAATAGAGATATGATTTACAGTTTTGAAGACACAGAGACAGGCGAAGAGTTTGAACTTCAAATGTCATATGATGAACTAAAGGAGTTCTTACAGAACAATCCGAAGGTCAATCAGACGTTTAGAATGAATGTAATTGATCCCATTCGTGCAGGTGTCACGAAGCCTCCTTCAGATTTTTCCAAATATGTTTTAGGTCGCGTGAAAGAAAATCATCCTTTAGGTGGAGCGATAGAGAGAAGACATACGATACCAAAAGAAATATGAGTATCAAAAATAAACGACGAGTTTTTAGAGGGGACGGTCACGCAGGTGATTCGTCCTCTTTTGCTTTTAAAGGAGCCAAAATGTCCAAGAAACCTAAGAACAAGAACATTCATAAAGAACAAGAAGCACAAAAGAAGGCCGCACATTTTGAACTGAGACACATTAAACCACTCACACCAAATCAAGAAAAGGTATTCAACTCATATCAAAAAGGCTATCATCTAATGCTTCACGGTTTTGCTGGAACAGGCAAAACATTCTGCGCTTTATATCTTGCTCTAAATGAAATCTTGACAGGCAACTCAATATATAATAAGATAGTCATAA